CTGTACCACCTGTTACAGTTAAAGTTTCACTATCTAAATCAATTGCAATAGTTCCACTATCTGTTGTAATGTCTAAATCTTGTGCAGTAACTTGTGCGTCTACATAAGCTTTTACAGATTGTTGAGTCGGTAAAAGCGTTGCAGAGTTTGAAGACATATTATCTTCATCTGCAAATCCTGCAATTGTTATTGTGCCATCTGATAAATCTGTAAAAGTAACAGCACCTGCAGTTGTTCCACCGATAGTAACACCATCAATAGTTCCACCGTTAATATCTGTTGTAGTTAGTACAGAACTTCCAAGTGTTACAACACCTGTAGAGTCTGCTATAGAACCTGCAGCAGTTCCATCTTTAGCTTTTAAATTTGTAACTTCAAGGTTTGTAGAATCAACTGTAGTAGCATTAGTTGTTGTAGAATTTACAGTTGTAATGTTACCAGTTGTTGAAGTTAATGTAGTGATAGTAGTTGCAGCTATTGTACCACCTTCAACTTTATCACCTGATATTTGATTGTCTGCAAGTGTTAAAGTACCTGCAGAAACGTTTAAAGTTTTACCAGCTCCTACAGTTATATCTGAAGTTGCTATAGTAGCACCATCAATTGTACCACCGTTAATGTCTGCTGTATCAGCTACAAGGCTATCTATGTTAGCTGTACCATCAATATAAAGGTCTTGCCATTCTTTTGTAGCACTTCCTAAGTCATATGTACCATCAGTGTTAGGAATAATATCTGAATCAATTTCAGCAGCTAAGTTAATACTATCAGTATCTGCATCACCGAATGTGAGATTACCTGAGATAGTAGCACTACCTGTAACGGTTAAATCACCACCAATACTTACATTACCAGTTGTTGTGACTGTATCTGTATAAGTATCTTTAAATCTTAAACTTGTTGTACCTAAGTCAATGTCGCTATCTGTGACAGGAATAATAGCTCCATCTGCAATATATAATTGTTGTACAGGTGCTGAAGATACTTCTACATAAAATTCTATATAGTTATTGGTAGTATCTATTAATACTTTATTGTTTGGAGATGTTTCACCTGCATCACCAATCAGACCTATAACTGGTCCTTCGTTTGCAGTACCATCATGACTGTGACCACTTGTGTTACTAAAAGCATTTAAAAGTTGGTTGTACTCATTATTAAATAATGCAGCAGTGATTGTATCTCCGTCTGCGAATGTACTTTGTCTTGTATAACCTGCCATTGTGTTTATCTCCTACCTGATGGAATGTAATCTATGTATAATCCGTTTATAGTGTATGGTGCGTTTGTATCGTTTGTTAATATTCTAAAGCTATTAGAGTAACCACTACCCTGAAGTGCTAACCTAACTAAAGGCTGTTCAGATGCTCCAAATTTTGCAGTGCCAAATAAAGCTGTACCAAATAAAGATGGAGCTGGTACACTGTCTAATAAGTAATCTTCGGGTTGTGGTGTTTCGTTACTATCGTAATCAAATCTAACTCTTACTGAAGGCTGTACTTCATTCTCCGGACCTATAGATAGTTTAACGTAGTGTAAAGTTTTTAAAGTTCCAAAGTCTCCGTAATCATAATCAGGTGTTTGGTATCTTGCATCTATTGCAGCACCATCAAAGTCATCACCTGAGTTATGTAAATAAACATAACCATCTGTATCACCATGATAATATTTTTCAACACCATTAGTATCAAATCCAGAGCCTATGGCTGTAACTTCTATACCTAGCATTTCAGACCATTCAAAACCATTAGGTCTTAATGTACCTATTATACCTCTTTGTGAAGCATTTGTCAAGTCTGTATCACTATAAAATAATCTATACTGTGATTTTTCTCTTAATACTACACTACTTATTGTATATTCATTGACATTTTGTGCTAGTTCTGTTATAATAGGTTGTATTGATTTACTAACTGTACCTAACTCAACGTCACCGATTCTTGATGTACCAGCAACTGTTCTTAAACCATCAGGTGCTAAAAATATTAAGTCACCACCAATCTCTTGAATACTGTAGCCACTTAAACATCCTACACTTTCAGCAACAGGTACTACTGCTACTGTACTACTGTTATTAATGTTTATAAGTTTATGAATACTGTTTTCACAAAATATAAATAAGTCTGTACGGAAACCTTTAATACCTACTATCTTATCTGATATAGTTACTGCACCTGCACCAGCTCCACTAAAAGATGTAGGGTCGTTATTAACACTATAGTAAACTGTATTTTCATTATCAGTTACACCAGCAGCTATTAAATGATGGTCATGAGCTGTAATAAACTGTACGCCTTTAGTACCTGTAACTATTATCTCTGCTGTAAAATATGTTCTAGTACTTAAAGCTCCTGTACCTTCCATTCTAAAACTAAAAGGCTCATTAACTCCATCAGCTATAATAATTGTACCATAGTCTTGTCCAGCACCTTCAAACATTGCAAACTGACATTGTCCTTGTCCAGTTCTTGCTGCAATACTTTTACCTGTAAAGGTTGCATAGTTATCTCCACTACCTGCAGATAATCTATTTATTGTTAGCCATGTAATACCATCTTGTGTAAAGTATATATTAGTACCTGCAGTAACTACAACACCATCTGCATAGGGTTGAGTACCTAGTATAGTTGTTGTGCTACCTGTAGGTTGAACTGCACTTCCTGCACCAAACTTACTAAAACCATTAATACGTCTATATCCACCTTCGATAGATACTTCAAAGTTTTGTAAAACTGTAGCTACACCGGGTGTACGTAACAAGTCTATAGAGTTAGCTGATGTTACTAAGCCACCTGCACATGCTACGGTAAAAGGTTGTGAACGTGCCATATTTAGAAGTAAGTTCTATCGTCTGTCATATACTTTGGAGCTGGATTCATAAGATTAGATTTCATATGTTTCATTCCTTTCTTATAATCATCCAGTGCAAAAGCAGCCTGTTGTGGGCTTTCTTTAAACTGCCAAATGTAATAACGACTTCTTGCTGTTATTATATTACTGTATTGCTCTGGTAAAGTGATTGTATCATCATGTGCTGATAATGCAGTCGGTCTTACGAAAGCATAAAAGTGTATATTATAAACCTTATCAGGTATTGGACTTAATCCAAACTTTCTATTGTCAGGAGACTTAATAACAAATTTAGGTTCTCCATAGTTTTGCGAGTTAGCATCATCTTCATTTTCGCTATCTCTGTAGTATCTTTTCCAATCTGTAAGGGTTAAAAACTTTAATCCTCTTGAGACATAAGGACTTGTTTCTCCGTCTACATTAATAGTTGTAGCATAGAAATCATCCCAGTCTATTGATGAATAGTCTGTAGTAATACTAGAACTATCAGACTTTAATGTGTACCATCTTTGACCTATAACTGAAGGGACAGTTACGTTACCATAAAAAGGGTCAGTGCCTCCACTAGCTCCTGCAGAAAAGAAAGGTAATTGTGGTTCTTCGTTGGCTATATCAAATATAGATTTATTGATACTATCTTTAACAAACTTCTGAATACCTGTAGCGTTTGTAAAGTTTGCAGATGTTAAAGGAACTTCATTGAGTTCTCTTAATACTTCGTTAGTTATGTCAAGATATGTTGTAGCCATTATTTTTTGTGAACCTTTTGAATTGGAAAGTTTGCTTCTAAACTTGCACCTTTATGTTTTACAAACTTACCTGTGTGTTTCATTAATTTAAACGTACCATTTTTTTGTTTCATCCAATGGTGTCCTTTAGGTGCTTTAACTTTCATGCTTAGTTAGCTTTAGCTTTTGGACATTCTCCATGACCATACATAGGCTGAACTGAACCACCTTTAACATACATCATTCTACCACCACCCATTTTTTTATCTCTAGGCTTCATGTTATATCCACCCATCATCATCTCTTTTCTTTTTTCTTTTCCGTATTTCATTTTTATCTCCTTGTTTTAAAAAGTGGAGGAGTCCGAAGACTCCCCCGAATTGATATTAGTCAATTGCGTAGAATGCACTACATAGAGCATCATCTCTAAGTACTTTCGCACCATAGACATGAAGACCTCTAACAATATCACCAAACGATGTTGGGTCTCTCAACACTT